GCATGGGACGCCGCAGGGGCCGCCGCACGGGCCGCCGCATGGGACGCCGCACGGGCCGCCGCACGGGCCGCCGCATGGGACGCCGCAGGGGCCGCCCTCGAAGCTACCCGCGACCAGTTGCAACTATCCGCCGTCGATCTTGTCGAGCGGATGGCGGCTCTTTCGAAGGCGCAATCATGATCACCGCCCTGCAATCCCTCACCCGCCCCGCCTTTGCGCTGCTGATCCCGCGCCACCTGCGCCGCGCCGCTGCAAACGCTGCCCGCTTTTATGGCGGGCCGCCGTTTGGCCGCGAGCCCTGCAAGCGCCCATCCGTGCGCGATGAATACCGCGACCTCGACGGCATGGATGAAGCTGCGCGGCTGCGTGCGGCCATCGTGCGCGAGCGCAAGGGCAACGTGGTGCGCTCGACCGTCGCTAAGCTGCGGAGGGGGATCTGATGGCTTACGATGAAATTAAAGCGCTCAAGCCGAGCCCCGGTCGCAAGCATCCAGTGTCGCTGTACGTCTACACAGACAACCGGGAAGCCCTTTCGCAGATACCTAACCCGCAATCGTATGACGAGGGCGGACCTGCGTACACTCTCAACGCTGCATCCGCATTCCTGCCTGACGCGAACGAAATTGCCGGGCTGCTCAACACTTACGAATTTCTGCTTTCGCCGGACTACACAGCGAAAGATGCGATTAAGCGCCTGCGTGATCTGCGCCGAGCCTATCGGGATGCAATCATCAGAGCGGTGATCCCATGACCGTCATCGCCTTCCCCCGCCAGCCTGTGCGCCCCGCCACTGACGACACCCTGCGCTCCGACTGCGAGCGCCTGATGCGGAGGCTCGTGCGCGACCGCTGCGCATCAGAGCACGAGTTGCGCGCGCTGGCAGAGTTTCTCGACCACATCATCACCCGAGCGGAGGACAAGTAATGGCTGACGGAATGATCGATGTGGACTTCCTGCGCGCACTGGCTGCGCCGTTTCGCGACGAGCAAATCTCGTGGCGTGTCGGATCAACGTCCGAGAAGGACGGCAAGCTATCCGGCATGGCGCTTGCCTACATAGACGCTCGCGACGTGATGGACCGCCTGGATGCGGTCTGCGGGCCGGCGCATTGGCAGGACCGCTACGTCGAGACGGAGAAGGGCCGCATCATTTGCACCCTGTCCATCCGCATTCAGGGCGAGTGGATCGAGAAGTCAGACGGCGCTGGCGATAGCGACGTTGAAAGCGAGAAGGGCGCCATATCTGATGCCTTGAAGCGCGCCGCCGTGAAGTGGGGTATCGGTCGCTATCTCTATGACCTCGATTCACCGTGGGTCGAATGCGAGAAGCGCGGCAAGTCCACCATCATGAAGCGCAGCGAGCGCTCCAAGCTGGACAAGGCGCACGCCAATTTTGTCCGCAACAATTTCAGGAATGCGGCTCCTTCGGACGCGGGATCGCGTGAAACGCCGAAGAGCCAGCAAGCGACCGGCGCAGCAGTCTCTCCCGATGCTGCGCCGGTCCAAACCATGGGCAAGGCTGCCGCGCGCGATGACTTCAAGGTGATGGTCGAGGAGATTCGCCGCCTGACATCGACGATGGATCTGAAGGATTGGGGCAAGCTCAACGCCGACCGCGTGAAGCTCCAGCCAAAGGACTGGCAGGGTGAAATCCGCAAGGCATACCAGGAACAGATGGAAGGTTTGCAGCACAACGAACGCGCTGCCGCCGAAGCAGAAGAGGCTTTTGAAGATGCCCGCTAGCATTGGACACAACAGCGCCACCGATGCGGAGGCTTACAAGGAAGTGCTTGCGCGCTTCAGGGCCGATGCGGACAAATACACAGAAGTCACGGAAGAGAATGCGCAGTTCATCCGTGACCATGTCGGGTATGGCGTGAAGCTCGCGAAGGAAATCGACGCCACGCGCGAGACGCTGAAAAAGCCGCACCTTGAGGCCGGTCGGCAGATCGACGGCGTTTACAAGCCGCTGATCGAGACGTGCGACGACATCGTCAAGACGATGAAGCGCAAGCTGGCCGCCTTCCTTGATGCCCGCGAGCGCGAAGCGCGGCGGATCGCGGAAGAAAAGGCCCGCGCGCTGCGTGAAGCTGAAGAGGCTGCCCGCAAAGCCGAGGAGCCAGAGGAAGACCCGTTCCTTGCGGCTACGGCTGATGCGGTAAGGGTGGATGTGAAGGCTGCGCACGCAGAGACCAAGACGGCGGAAATGCAGGCGCTCGCCGCATCCCGCGTGTCGTCGGCCGCTGGCGGGTTCAACGCCACCAGCCTGCGCACGGTGCGCAAGGCGAAGGTGACGGACTGGAACAAACTGGCGCTGCACTACATCAACAGCGGCGACCTGCGGGCCACGCTGGAGAAGCTGGCGAATGCGGACATCCGGCACGCCAAGGGCGCGGCTATTGAGATTCCGGGCGTCGAAATTGTCGAGGAACGGGTTCTCTGATGGCCGTCGATGTGCGTGTGCGTCGTGTGATGGACCGCCTCGTCCCTGCGGACAAGGTAAGCGCGGATGAGTTGGCCGACCTTCCGGCTGGCGTCATCCTGCGCTGCCAGATCACGCGCCCGCGCAACGCTCGCCACCACGCAAAGTATTGGGCGCTTATCTCCGCAATCTTCCCGCACCAGAAAGCCTACCCGACGCGCAACCAGTTGCACGAGCAACTGAAGAAGGCGGTGGGGTTCACGGTCGAGACGGTCAACCTGATGACGGGCGAGATTGAGTACGAGGCGGACTCAATCGCCTTCGACAATCTCGACCAAGCTGGCTTCGAGGAAGTCTACGCGAAGATTGTTGAGGTCGTGCTGACGCGGGTTCTACCGGGTGTCGGCCGCCGCGATCTGGAGGCGCAAGTGATGGATATTCTTGAGGGGAGGAAAGCGGCATGACAACCGAAACACTCCCCAAGCCAGAGAAGCGCCGCGCCAAACCGGTTGTCGCGGGCGCGCGTTATGGAACGTGGACCGTCATATCCATGTCTGACGTGCGAAAAAACGGCCACATCTATTGGAACTGCATGTGCGACTGCGGAGTGCAGAAGCCTGTCGCTGCTCTGCATCTCAAAGGCGGCAAAAGCGCAAACTGCGGGTGCCTGAAATCTAGTCGGCTTTTAGCAAGAGCAACAACGCACGGCCAGGCGGGAACTAGGACGCATCGCATCTGGCAGAACATGCGTGGACGTTGCCGCAACCCTAATCTGCCCGACTTCAAGCACTACGGCGGGCGAGGCATTACGGTCTGCGAGCGCTGGAATGTGTTCGAAAACTTCTTGGCGGATATGGGCGAGTGCCCCCCCGGCCTGTCGATTGATCGCATCGACGTAAACGGGAATTACGAGCCCGGTAACTGTCGGTGGGCAACTCAGAAAGAACAGACAAACAATCAGCGCAAAAACGTCCGCCTCACGCTGAACGGCAGAACGCAAACGTTACAACAATGGGCTGATGAGCTGAAGCTGGACGCCAGTATGATCCGCTGGCGCTTAGATGAAGGATGGAGCGTCGAACGGGCTCTGACAGAGCCTAGCCTCAAGACGCAAAGGCACACTGTAACGATTGACGGCGTCACGCTGAAGCTTCGTGAATGGTCTGAGCGGACAGGCGTCCCATATTCGTCAATCATCGCTAGGTACGCGCGCGGTTTGCGTGGGCGAGAAGCTGTCTATGGGGGCGCTCGTGCCCGATAGCCTCCCCTTCGATCCAACCGCGCCTAAGCAGCTTCCGAAGCCGGGACCGCGCAAGCCGCTCAACCGCGTCCAAATCCTGCAACTAGCTATCCGTCAGAAGCTGCTTTGCGGATGCGGCTGTGGAGCGGCGCTGGAGCCCGTCTGCATCGATGAGCACATGGCCCCGCGCGAGACGCTGCCCGCCGACCGCTGCGACCACATCGACAACCGCGCATTGCTCAATCCGCCGTGCGCAAAGGCGAAAACGAAGAAGGATCAAGCTGTCATCGGCCACTGGCGCCGGGCGCGCGGAGATAGCGGCCAGGTCAAGCGCCGGAAGAAGAAGGGCTCTCAGATACAGAGCCGCCCCTTCCCTGAGATGAAGCTGCGCGAAAGCCGGGACGGACGGAAATGGCAGAGCGCGGGGTTCAGGAAGCCGGCAGGGTATGTGTCCAAGCTCAGCAAGAAATACCGGGATCAGGTCAAGGAGAGGATGGGAAGATGAGAACACTTGATATCGAATGGGGGCTCAAGCCCTACAGCGACAACAGTGGCTTTGAATACCACGTCCGGCTCACCGAGCGCGACGGCACACGTCACCTCTGCATCAAGTCTGTTGGCGGCGAGATATATGTAGACGCCGACGATTGGAACAGCCTGCGGGACACCGTCGCGGACATCCTGTTCTTTGCAGAGCGCAGCACGCCGAAGGAGCGCGCCCAATGACTGACGCAAGCGATCTGGTTGGGAGGCTGCGGGCAGCCGCAGAGGCCGCAGACATGAATGCCACGCCCGGAACAAATGATGTGCTGGTGGACGCGGAAGCGTTCGTCAGCCTTGTTCGAACCGCCGAACAAGCCGCCGACCGCATCGAGGCGCTGGAGGCCGACAACGCGCGACTGAGAGAGAGGCTTTCGAAGATCGAGGCGCTGCCCGGCCTGCGCGGCGATGACGAGTGGAGCGCAGGTAATGACGCTGGGCGCGAGGAAGCCGCAGAGATTGCAACAGCAGCCCTGGAGCCCAAGCCATGACCCCATCAGAAGCAATCGCGCAGCTGCGAGAGTTGCCGGCCGACAAAGCCGAGATCATGCTGGATGCGCTGCTAGATCGCGCGTGGAGCAATGGCGCGAACGCGGCCTTGTGCGAACCAGACAGCGCGGAGTTTCTACGCCACGTCGATGAAAGACGTAGCAAAGCCCGCTCCGCCCTCGAAGCGCTGGCGCTGGCGGGAGGTGGGGCGTGAGCGAAGAGAAAAAGGGAATGATCCGCGACCTAGCCGTCACGCTGGTCGATGGGCGTCACGGATACACCTACGAGTTTTCCAGCAGCCCCGAAGCGCACCGCGACGAATACGACGTGTGCGCTCGCGAGATCGAAGCCGCGTTGCGAGTGAACGGCCTGACGCTTTCCAAGGTCACCCCATGACCCTCCGTGAACTCAGAGAGCGGGTCGAGGCGGCGACGGGGGCGGATCGAGATCTGGACTTTGAGATCGACGTTGCACTGGCGCCGCCATCTCAAGCGGGACACTGGCAAGGGCAGCGCGTGCGAATTTACGAGGGCATCCCCCACGCTGAATATGATCGGGACAGCCCGCATCATCGCCCGAAGGGATCGAAAGACGAAATCCCTTCGCCACCCTACACCTCCAGCGTAGACGCCGCCATCGCTCTGGTGGAGGCGAAGGGCTTCGGCGGTCACTCACATACGGTCATCGATACAACCGGCGCGGCGACTGCCGAAGTCTGGCCGTGGAGCAAAGAGAGGCCGTCAATCACGCGCGGCAACGGAGCCACCCCCGCCCTCGCCCTACTCGCAGCGCTTCTCAGGGCGCTGGAACAGAAGGAACAGGACAATGGGTGAGCTTGATCCACGCGCGCTGGAGGCGGCTGCGGAAGCGGCTTGCAACACGCAAAACCAGACGGGCTTGAAGCCGTATCGACTGAAACTCGAAATCGTCAAGGAACATTGGCGAGTCGTCGCCCGCGCCGCCGTCACGGCGTATCTCGCAGAGGCTGGCGATGAAATTCGACGCGCCGCGCTAGAGGAAGCCGCCGTCATCGCAGAGACGTGGTTCGATCATCACCGCCCACAGCAGCCGAAGAAATCGCGCTTCGACATTTACGATATTGAGCATTGGGCGAAATCGGCAACGCGGCTTGTCGCTGAAGATATCCGCGCCCGCGCCATGATCGACGCCGCCCCACCAGCAGCACAGGAGAAGAAGTGATGGACAGCAGGACAACTGACAAACTGGTCGCAGCATTCGAAGCGCAGCGCGATCCGATTGCTGACAGCGATCTGGACGACGAGCAGCCCGTGTCAATCAGGGTGACGCTCACGCTTGGCGAATGGCGCAAGTTTCGCCGCACACAGCAGAGCCGTGAGTACGCGAAGAAAGCGATGGGAGGTTGATATGTCCGACCGAGACAAGATGACAGAGGCTCAGTGGGAAGCCGTGCTGAATGCGGAATGCCCACCGCAGAGCGCCGGGCCGCACGTCTCAGTTGCGGAGGCAATCTATGGCGCGCTCTGGCGCTCAGGCGACCTCAACATGCCTTACGAACTCGCCCGCAAGTATGCGCTGGAAGCCATCGGCGGCAAGGGGTCCAAAGCTCAGCGCCGCGCGATTGAATGGGCCTGCGCACACTTTCCGCCGCCTGACGATTTCGACGTCTGGGGCATCGATGACGCAGCACAGGACCCCCGCCCATGAGCACGACGAGTGAGGCGCTTGATCTTTTCGGAGAAGTGGTTCGCCAACCAGATCACATCGAGGCGGTTGCCGAGAACAAGTTCCACGCTGGCAACGGCGATGATGGGAAGCACTACTGGCTGACCCCGCCTGACGTTTACGACACGCTGAACACCGAGTTCGGCTTCACCTTCGACCCCTGCCCGTTCCCGAAGCCTGATGACTTCGACGGCCTGACAGACGAGTGGGGCGCGTCCAACTACGTCAATCCGCCCTTCGGATCCATCATTCACGAAGGCAAGAAAAAAGGCCCAACTGCTTGGGCTCGCAAGGCTATCGCGGAAGCGCAAAAGGGCAAGCGCGTCGTCCTCGTCTACCCGATCGACAAGTGGATCCTGATGCTGCTTGCCGCTGGCGCCGAGGTTCGCAACCTTGGCGACGTGAAGTGGCTCGCCACGGAAGACGGCAGCGCGGGCAAGGGCACTGGACGCCACATTGCCTGCTTCATTCTGGAGCCCCGGCCATGAGCGCGAGTGAGATTGTGAATAGGCTGCGCAATGGCGTGCTGTACGATGACGAGGGCGAAATTCTCCGTGTCGCCACTAAAGCGCTGATGCGCCAAGCCGCTGATCGCCTCTCCGAGCTGGAGCGGGAGAATGCGGCGCTTAGAGGTGCTCTGTCCGAGATTGTCGAACTATCGGACAGGGGGACATCCGGCGATAGCAACTACTCGCAGGGCTACATGGACGGGCGCATCATTCCCGGAGACATCGCCCGCGCAGCACTAGCGGGGAGCGGGGAGAAGTGAGCACGTTCGCGCTCAATCGTCGCCAGGCTGCCGAGTTCGTCGGGGTGTCCCCCACGACATTCGACAAGCTGGTTGAGCGCGGCCATATGCCGAAGGCGCGGCAATATCCCGAAACCCGCCGCCTGTTCTGGCTCAGGTCGGAACTTGAGGAGACGCTTAACGAATTGCCAACGGTCACGGCTAACCCTTATGCCGGGGTTCGCCTGTGAGGCTGGATATGGCGTCGATCAAATGGAAGGGCATTACGCGCGACGTGGACGCGCGCGGCAATGTTCGCTGGTATTTTCGGGCGTCGGGCAAGCCAAAGGTGCGTTTGCATGGCGAGCCGGGCAGCGAGGCGTTCGCCCTCGCCTACTTTGCCGCGCGCAATGGGGAGCCGGCGCCGGCCACGCACCGCACAGGCCCTGCCCGCGGGACGTTTGCCTATATCGTGCGCCACTATCTGACGAGCCGGGATTTCAAGGCGCTGGATCGCAAGCTGACACAACGACCGCGCGAACTGCTGTTGGAGACCCTGGTCGAGAAGATCGGCCACTTGCCGGCCATGATCGACCCGATGACCATCCGTCAGGGCGTGAAAGACCGCACCTACGCGCAGGGCAAGGATTTCCTCGCTGCATTGCGCGCCGTGTACCGGCTGGCCTGCGATGACGGATTGGTGGCGTCGGATCCCACGGCAGGCATCAGGCGCAAGCCCAACGTCACGGAGGGCCACAGGACGTGGACGGCTGAGGATTGCGCGGCCTATGAGAAGCGCTGGCCTTTGGGCACGCAGGCGCGCACAGCCTATGCGATCGGGCTTTACACCGCCCAGCGCATATCTGACGCCGTGAAGATCGGCAGGCCGCATGAGCGTGACGGGCGGCTGCGCTTCACGCAGGCGAAGAACGCAGGGCGCCGGCCCGTCGTGATCGACGTTCCGATAGCGCCGCCTCTCAGGGCCGCGCTGGACGCATGGCAGGGCAAGGGTCTGACCTACCTGGAGACGGCCTACGGCCAGCCCTTCGCCACGGGAAAGGGCCTACAGAACAAGTTTCGGGAATGGTGCCGGGAGGCAGGGGTTCACCCTGATTGCAGCTTCCACGGGCTCAGGAAGGCCACAGCGGCGCGGATGGCCGAGGCAGGCTGCACCCCGCACCAGATCATGGCCGTGCTCGGCCACTCGACGCACCAGCAGGCAGCGACCTACACGGCCAAGGCCCAAAGAGCCGGGCTGGCAGACGATGCGATGGGGGCCACGTTTGGCGCGTTTGTCCCAGTGCAAAAGCCCGTTGGGACAAAAGCCGAAAAAGCGCCATTAAGACAAGGATTAAAAAGACCGCTGGCAGTCCCTAGGGGAAGGGATAAAGCGTGTTAAATCCAAGGCTATTGCGACTTCTGGGACAATTTATCAGCCACGAAGATTCAAGGCGTTGCGAGGCTGTCTGTCCCAACTTGCTTAACGTGATGCACCCGAATAGCCTGCTCCGGCCACCACTTGCCGTGGACCTCGACCAGACACACGCCACGCTCGTGCTTCACGGCTAGCCCGGTCTCTGCCCACCGCGCATGGCAGTCCCACACATAGCCAAGCAGCCAGATACCGAGCCCAACAGCCCCGGCGGCGCCCAGAGCAATGACTGTGAGCGCCGCACGGGACATGGGTTAGAAGTTCACCTTGGGCCGGTTCGGGTACATCACGTGCCAGCAGAGGAGATACACGGCGATGACGGCCAGAAGGTCGAAGATCACGCCGAGGTCAAAGCGGCCCGCGACCATATCGTCAAACGGGTCAAGGCCCATCAGCCGAACGCCGACGATCCAGGTTGCGAGCAGGCAGTAGAATACGGCGCGGAGCGAGCCCCAATCCGTCTTGCCGTCCTCACGGACAATTTTGAAGCCCATAGTCAAGTCTCCTCTATGAATGCCGACGAGCGGCGGTTAGACGCGGCAAACGCCGTCGTCGAAAGTTGCGGGCCGAAGATGCGCGCACTCGCACCAAAGCGTGTTATTGTGGTCCCCGATCTGCTCGGCTGTTGCGACGGTCAGGACATCGCCGCGCGAAATCAGGATTGCCTTGCCGGTTGAGCACAGAGCATCGCGCCAGATCGCCCGGTCAGTCGCGGTAATGAGGCTCCGGGAGGGTTGCGGTTCCGTCTGGCAGGACGCTAGCAGAGGTATGCTCGCGCACAGCATCAGCGCTGCGAATGGCTTCATCGGTGTTCTCCTGAATGTTGCTGACAACTTCACGCTCGACTTCCAGCGCCTCACGGTCGCGCTTGTCCGCTTCCTTGCGCCGGCCACGCCGCTCCGCATTGATGTCCACGAACTTCAAAAACAGCAGCGCGGCGATGGTCCAGAGCACCCAATCGGGAATGCGCTTCAGAAAGCCCCAGAGCCCCGTTCCGATCGCTGCAATATTCATTTGAGCGGCTTCTTGGCTTTGTGCTGGCCGTACTTGTAGAGCGCGAAGCCGATCATCACGACAACGAGCCATGTGATCAGCTCGCGATTGCCTTCGTTGCTGATCCACGTTTGCGCGGCTTGCGGCAGCAGGTTGGTCGTCCCCAGCGCTGTGACCGTGAGGCCCCAGAAACGCTTGCTGAGGATCATATCCTTGGGCTCGATGCTGGCCGGCGCCGCATCTTTCGGAAGCGGAGGCGGTGCAACTGGCGGCAGCTTCGCAGGCACGTTTGCAACTGGTGGCGGTGAAGCCTGAGTTACGCCGGGCTTCACCGCCGGGACCGCTGCCGGAGACGCAGCAGCGGGTTTTGGTTGAGCAGAAGTCGCCGGGGGCTTGGGTTGGGGGACGGCCCCCGGCGCTTCCGCCTTGCCTGCCGGGACACTGGGAGCAGGCGCAGGGGTGGAAAGGACAAGCTCATCGGTCAGCGGATAGCGCTGGGCAACCGACAGAACATCCTTGAACGGGGTTTTCGACAGCACTTTGTCAGTGCCAACATTGTTGGGCGGACGCTCGCGGACAAGAGCCACGGCATCATCAGCGCAGGCGACTTCGAAATCGTAGCCCATCCAGAGAACTGCTTCGCTGTACCTGCGACGCAGCAAGCCGCGAAGCGCCTGTTTGTGGGCGCCGGAAGTGGAATAAAGCCACATCCCGAACGCGTCCGCAGCGTCATCAAAGCGGCTGGCATTGACGTGTTTCAAAAGCGTTGATCCGGCAAACGCTTTGACGCCGCAATTGAACGCGAAACACACAAGCGCGCTAAATTGGTTACTGTTGAGCGGAACCGTCACGAACTGGCGAATGGCATCTTCGTATTCAATCACCTGCTCTTGCAGCAAGCTCAGAGCTTCGGTCTCCCCGCTCAGGCGATCATCTGTGGCGACATCACGTCCGCCAAACCATTTTGTGCAACCATAGCCAATTGTCAGTTCCCCGCCGGGACAGACGTAAGGCGTCAGTGCGGCGCCGCCAGACGACAAACGCACGCTTCCGTCCGCAGGACCCTTCTCGAAAGTCACGAGAAGACGCAGGCCGTGTGCGTTTAATCTGTGATGATCATTCATTGCGAACGGCTCCCGAAACTCCTAGATTCGGGACGGCGTGAGGAGCGTTTGCACCGCTCACCCACGCCTAACCGCTGACGCCTTTGTGGAGGCCCCATGGCTACGTCCCGAATATGTTCAATCCCTAATTGCGGCAAGCCTGCTCATGCTCGCACATTTTGTAAGGCGCACTATCTGCGTATCTATCGACATGGCCGCACAACAGCCGTGCGTAGGTCGGCTGGTGAAATCAAAAGTTTTCTAGATGCGCTGCTTGCCAGCGAGCCCGGCGACGAATGCGTTCTCGTTCCGGTTACAGCAAAAAAGTACGCGAAACTTTCTTACGAAGGAGGGCGGATCACGGCGCACAGATATATTTGCATGAAGGCGCATGGAGATCCTGTCGGAGCCCGTCGATTTGCCGCTCACTCGTGCGGTCAATCATGGTGCGTAAACCCGAAACATCTAAGATGGGCGACGCCCAAAGAAAACAATGACGACAAGATCGCACACGGCACTCTTGTTTTCGGTGAGGACAATTACAACGCCAAGCTTAAGATGCGTGACGTAATTCGCATTCGCGAAATGAAGGACGCGGACCCAAGAAAAATTGCTACGGTATTTGGAGTTAGTCCGAGAACCATTCGTGACGTTCTTGAAGGCAAAACATGGAAACAGGTCTAGTCAGAAGACCCAAACGCCACGCCACCGCATTCGCCATAAGGTTCGGCTCTCGCATTTAGCGAAATGGTCAAGGCGACACGCTGCGAGCGTGGGGCGCTGGGCTTCACATCAACGTCGATGCTGTGAAGCAACTCACACTCTGCTGCCCTGTCAGCGTCTCCCGCAACCAGACGAAATGGGAGCGACGTTTGGCCGGGCTCTCTGTTGGTAAGAACAAACGACAACGGGGATTTTGTTGGGTATTCGCTGCCTCTTGGAAATATGATTGAAGCAACGCCCTCCACTTTATCATATGTCTCGGCTGCAATGGCGTAATTAAGAATGTCCTGTAGGACCAAATCGGTCTTGCGCCCTTCCAGCACCGCCGCCCGGATCGCCGCGCCAAGCACGACAGCTACTTCCGGGTCAATGTCCGTCTTGGCCTCCTGCCCGAACACGTCGCGCGCCATGGCCTGCACCGCCGGCATCCTGGTTCCGCCGCCGACGAGCACGACGTCATTCAGATCCCGCACGCTGAAATTCGGGTCTTTGCGCTGCGCTTCAGCGATGGCCACGGCGCAGGCCGCGCGCATCCGGTTCAGAAGGTCTTTCGAGAGGTGTTCCAGAAGCGGCCGGTCGACAATCTCGTCCATGTGCAGGACAACCCCGCCGGGCGTCCGGTCGAAATCCTTGATCTTCAGCTCAGTCTTCTGCTTGCGGCTCAGGCGGATTTTGGCCTGCTCCGCTTCCTGCCTAACGAGCGCCATGGCGGTGTCATCGACGGCGATGTCCGTCTCGTGCTTCTTCGACCATTCGTTGACGATGTAGCGGGCCAAGATCGCATCGACATCCGATCCGCCCGTGATGCTGGACCCGCCCGTGCCAAGCACCGTCACCAGCCCGTTGCCGGTCTGGATAATGCTTACATCCGTGGTCCCGCCGCCGACGTCCAGAACCGCAATCCGGCGGACCTTCTTGAAGTCGTAGCCATAGGCGAGCGCGGCGGCCGTAGGCTCGTCCATCAGTTCGATGTAGGCAAGGCCGGCCAGCTTGCCCGCTTCCTCCACCGCGCGCCGCTGGGCCGGGGTGAAGGTGGCGGGGACGCAGATTACCGCGCCATCTGGCTTCTCGCCCTTGAACTTCACCGTCGTCGCATCAAGCAGCTTGCCGATCACTTCGGCGCAGAGTTCAACCGGCGAATAGGTATGCCCATCCGGCCCCTGATAGTGCGTGGTCCCGTCCCCGCCCTCGACCGTCTGATAGCCGGTGTCTTCGTCGGCGTGCCACATGTCAGCCAGGCGGCGCTTGAAGTTGCGGAAGCAGAAATCCCGATACCGCTTGCCGGCCTCGATGGCGTCCTGTCCGACGAACACCTGATCATCGCCGGGCGCGACTGCATCGGCCGGCACGATGGTGACAACGGAGGGCAATAGCTGCGAGCCGTCCACCGGGATGACTTCCGGCGCCCGGCCATTCCAGCGCGCTATGCTGCTGTTGGTCGAGCCCAGGTCGATTCCAACCACGCGTGAGAGTTTCATTCTGCCGCCACCTTCATTGCCTGCGCCGCGTCAACGGTCGAAACCGGGCCGATGACCAGAAGCCGCTCCTGCTTTTCGGCGCGGCGGTTGTGCTGGGCCGCCAACCCGCCCTGCCGGGCCGCGCGCTGCTGCTCCGTCAGTTCCGGGGGCGGGGCCGGAGGATCGACCAGCACGAGCGGCTCGGGCTCTGGCGGGGCCGCTGGTGCGGGTTCAGGCTCTGGGGCTGGTATGGGAGCCGGGGGAGGCTCAGCCGCGACAGGCGGGGCTGCTGGGGCCATTGACGCCAGCATGTCGGCCACTTCCTTGCGGTGGCGTAGTTCGGCCAGTTCGTCCGACCGCTCCCGGTCGCGCTTCGCATCGTTCGCGCTGATGTCGGTGATGAGCGCCCAGAGGGACAGCGAGCGGGCGGTTTCCAGCACGCAGAGCATGAGGATGAGCCAGAACCATGCCCAGAAGGCGGCACTGGCCGCATCGGCCTGCTCGATCTGCAACAGGCGCTTGTCTGTCGTGGCCTGCTGCACCGGGCTCGCCTGCCCTGCCAACAGCCCTGTTTCGCGTGCTTTCAGGACGGCCAGTTCCGCGCCGATCTCCTCGCCGCGCCGGCGCATGGCCGCCTCGGTCAAGTCCTGCCGGATGCCATCGACCCTGCCGAAATACTTGCCTTGGGCCAGAAGCAAAGCCTGCGCTTCGGCAACGCCTTCGGGCGACTGCGCCGCCATCTTGCGCTGTTCGACTTCCAGATTGGCGATCTGCGTCCTGACGCGCTCCAGTTCGGCTCCGGTCCCGCTGATGGCCGCCTGCTGAGCCTCGCCCAGCGTCCCGGCCTCCTCGCCTGCAAGCTGCGCCTTGGCAGCCAGAGACGAGGAGCTTTCGGCAAAGCGATCCGGCCAGACCACATGGGCGCCGTTTTCAGCGTTCTTCACACCGACCGCAGCAAGGCCGACGAAGATCAGCGCGCCGGCTACCTTGCGCCAGCGGGTCGATGCGGTCAGCATGCGGATGAAGGCGACCGTCGCCAGAAGCTCCGCGCCCAGCACGGCGACGATCATGCCGATGATGGGAAGGGCGCTCAGCCAGTTCCAGTTGGCGGTCGCAACGATGCCGGTGACGGACAACGAAGCCAGACCGAACGTGATGATGACGACGGCGAACAGCGCAAACTTGCGCGTTGCATCGGCCTCGTTCTTGAACTCAAGGAACTTGTCGAGAAACTTGCCCATTCCCATCCCCTTCCGCGCTTACATGCGCTCGGTGAAGTAGAAGATCAGCAGCGCGCTCAGGATGGTCAGCGCGAAGCCGACGCCATAGCGGATGATCTCATGACGTGTCCGCCGGTTCTCCGCCTCAGCGCGCTCCTGCTGGTGGGCAAGCATCAGCTCAACCCTGCCGATGATGTTTGCCGACTGCTGATCGTTGGCGGTCTTCAC